CCCTGCTTCAGGACAGTCTTCTTCTCTTCATTCAGCGTCTTGACCGCAGGCAGCACATCCATCGCAGGGCCACGTCCATATACCTCGCCCGGTGCCTGTTCATAACGAGAAATCGCATACGGGAAGGTATCATAACCTTCCTCAGAGATGAGCGAACGCCCTTCCTCCGCGACATAATAGGAGCCCCACGGCTTGCCCTTGGTATCGAGCCTTTCCGGGTCATAGTTAATCCTCGGCTTTACACAGTGGATAAACCAGAATTCCTTCTTACCATCACAGCTAATCTTGTCGCGGATCTCCTGCGGCAATTGATCGCCCCATTTCTGCAGTGCCTGTTTGCCCGTCAGCTTGAAGCGGCGATAGGCTGTGTCCACGATGCCTTGGTGATTCTCGCAGAAGTAAATCTCGCCCAGGCTGATAGCCCGGTAACGTAAGCCGGGTTCCGACTGTAGTTGGTCCACGAATACGCAACCATTACCGAATGCGCCAAGGCTGATATAGTTCTGTTGGTTCTGGCTAGAGAAATTCGCCTTCGGTGCGTAGCGATATTTGAATAACGCACGGGTCACTTCCTCGAACCACAATCGGGTGTCGCGGTCCTTCATCAACGCTGGGTCACTCGCCATTATGCGATGCCAGGTTGAATTGCGCGGGGTCAATAGCGAATCGAGAATAGCTGCGAATCGCTTAAGCGCGATAGAAGCCGTCGAATCGAACATGAGTTCGGTGCGTTTCTCACCTGGCGTGCGATAACTGTTCTGGAAAAAAGTGTTGGAATATGCGGGTAAAATGCGCTCGGCTACTTCCTGCCAGTGGCTGTCCCACACCCCGCGATTGCTGGATACGTGCTGGAAATCCTCAATGATTTCCTCTCCTATACTTTCCCCTGTTCCGAGTCCGTACATGGTTTAGACCGGGAGCAGGGTGCGACGGGCAGATGTACCTACCCCACCGCCCATATATACCTTGCGGCCCCCGAGGATAGTGGACGCCCGGCCTTGTCTGTTCTGTTCACCGCGCCACGCCTTGATCTTCTCGGCTTCTTTATCAGCCGCTGCTTGCGCGGCTGCAGCGGCCTGGTCCTGCGCCTGTATACCTTGCTGAACAAAACCGGCACGGTCTCCAGTCGGCACAACCCCCGCAGAAGGCGGAGTGCCTTGTGTGCCATACCCACCTCCAATACCCAGGGCATTCATCATTAGGTCTTCACCGCCCGTCCCCAGCTGCGTCATGGATGGGAGGCCGGCACCAGTCCCTCGGTTGAATAGGCTAGTTGCATTAGTGTCAATCGCTCGGAGCGAACCGGTCGGGTCTAGTGCAGAAGAAGGGGCTAAGGGGTTGCCCTGTACGAGTGGACTGGATGAGCTCGATAATTTCCTCTTCAAACTGGAGGGTGTGGTACCGCACATATTAATTCTCCATGACGAATGAGCCGCCTACGCGACTGAAGCCAAGTTTCTCATAGAATCGATTGGTGCGTTCACTATCGATTCCGGTCGTTACGCCTATGCATATGTCTTTCACATTCAGAGCCTTTGCTCTACGGACGTACTCCCGTATCAGCAGTACGCCTATGCGGCCACGTCTTTCGGGTAGCGTATATGCTACAAGGTCGTAGGAGGCCAAGTCGTTTCCGAAGAAATGCTCTGTCGCAAATCCCAGGAACATGCCTACCGTCTCACCTTCGTCTTCAGCCATGAACGTCAGCCCCTGTGGGATGATTGTTCTCAGCAAATCCGCTACCTTCTCCGGACTATAATCCATCCGGCTGTACCGCGACTCGAAGTGCATTATTCTACCGACTCGGATAATCTCCGGGATGTCGTCTTCAGTCGCTGTGCGCAGTATGACCGCCATAAAAGCCTACCCTCCGAATATGGGATAGTCAATGTCCGATGCCGTGCCGGCCTTGCGGCCATTGGCTTTGGACGACCGCATATCGCGCCGGGCCACCTTCTTGGCGAAGGTCAGCGCCAGGGCATCGCCATCGTTCGGCGAGGCCAGCCCACGTTTCTTCATCTCATCTTTTGACTCCAGCCCCCAGGCATCGCGGTTCTTGGCGTATCGCTTTTCCGGCCCGGCCAGGTCCTGCTTCAATGTTGGGTCGTCATCGATGCATCCGCCGGGCAGCCAGTCCCGTACCTGGACCCACATGTAGGTTCGCATGTTGGCATAGGCCGGCACCGGTGAACTGCCACCGAACCAAATCTCGTTGACTTTGTATCCAAGATCACGCAGCCGGTCAATGATGCCCGTACCCTGGCCGGCGTCGATCATTACGCCATCCGGATTGGTCTTGTCTATCCACTCGGCCACCCGGTAGGCCGTCTGCATATCATCCCGAATCTTGAATCGTACTGGTGGTATCGATCGGGCATCGCGCCCCTGGCGCCAACGGATGACCGTCGGGTCTCCGCCCCGGCCGGGGTCCACCGCCATGATAAGCGGGGCGCTGGCATCAATCTGGAGTTCGCGTTCCGCTGCTCCCTGAATCAAGTCATAGCCGATAAGCTGGTCCTCGCCGCGCAGCGGGAATTGGCCCTTGACCTCGACTCGGGCCTCGTCGGAATCTTCACCGTACTGGTCAACAATTGCCTGTAGCGCTTCCACGTCCACGCCCTCTACGGTACGTGAGTCGATGTGCTCAGTGCGCCAGCGGCTGCGGTTCTTGTGGAAACACTCGAAGAATGTGCCGGTGTTACGCCGGCCATTGGAGAACACCATCCAGTATCGGTCCGGCACCGGCTCGGTAAAGAAGCCCTCGGATACGGACCATATCGGCGCCGGGATGCCGGATGCCTCGTCAAATATCAGCATGGTGCCATGGTGGTTGTGTACGCCGGCGAAGGCATCCGGCGTTTCCTCGGACCACAGCTGGGCCTGGGCGTAATAGTAGCCGGTATCGATCTTCAGCTGCTTGGTCAGCAATTCCTCGAACCACCCCACCGGCTTGCGACTCAGGGCGCCCCGGTCCCACCAGTGGCCGTTGATGGATAGCGTTTGCCACTTGCCGAGCTCCGCCCACGTCCTCGACTTGAGCTGGGCTTCGGTATTGGCGGTGAGAATGGCCGAGCTCCCGAGCCGGGTATCCTGCATCCACTCCGTCAACCACGCTACCAACGCCGATTTGCCTGGTCCGCGCCCGGAGACCTTGGCCGAGCGGTACATCCGTGGCGGTTCGCCCCGGGCCATACGCTCCTTGTTGTCCTTGATGTGCTGGGTCATGCTCTGCAATTCGTCCCGTTGCCAGGTGCGCGGCCCCTTGAAATGCTCCAGCGGAGTGCCCCTCTTCCCCCATGGGTACTTGAACAGCACATAGGCTTCCAGGTCGTCCGCAATATCCGGCGACCACAACGCCTTCATCAGCTGCGCTTCTTCGTCGGCGGTGAATGGGGATTTAGGCTGGGGCATTACCACCTCTGCTCGTTGGTAGAAAGCCGCCCCACCTGTGCTAACAGTCTCCAGTCGCGCAACCTGATAACGCTACGTAGGGCGGTGTGGGGCGGCTTGTACAAGATAGCCTAGCCACGGGTTGTATGCAATAGAAATTTCCGGGTCGCAGGTCGCCGGTATTATGGGCTTTGCTTTTCGTTCATGGTTATACCTCGTTGCCCCACACTACCCACCCTTCTCGTGGCCGTCTAGCAAACAGTTCTATGCGAGGTCCATCACTCTGCTGTTCTATTATGTCCTGGAATTCTTCTGGTTTCTGGCTGTGCCTCATGGGCCTTTTTATCAGCCACCACGTCGTATCCATCCGTTGTTTGTTAGCGGGCATCCGGCCTTTGCGTCCAAGTAATAGAAATTCTGTTGTCGGGCAATACAATCCTCCTTGTCCTGTGCCTTTGGGCTTCTTACACCATGTCAGGGTTTGACAATACTTGAACCCCCACGCTGATAGTACGCCGAATGCTTCTGGCAGGTATCGTTGGGTGGTCCACAAGTACAGCTCACAATTATCCGCAGTTAAAGTTGCTATAGGCATCGCTGATATCTCAGCCACTGTCATTGTAACGTACGGCATACGCGTCCCTTCCGGCTTATATCGCGCTATAGTTCCCGGAGGTAATTTACTCGGAGCACCCCACTTACCATACGCCCAAGGTGGATCTGCTACGATGGTTCGGAATCCATCTTCCGGTATTTCTAGGTCAGAAAACATCGGTCCTAAATCCTGCGTTTGCTGTTGGCTTGTACAAGGTAGTTCACTTTTTGCCCAGTTGCAATAAAAAATTGGCGGATGGCGGTCCACACAATTCAGCCCGCCGCGCGCCAGTCCGGCCCCGCCCCCGCCCCCGCCCCGGTCTTTTCGCAACTCGCGATCCCCTACCGGCAAAAAGCTGCAAGCAATACCCCACCCGGCCCTTTCGCTGTGGGCAAGCAATTAATTGCAAATTGGATATTATCTATCCGAGGAGGTCGGAGATATCATCGGCCGGTTGTTCGCTAATCGCTGGCAGCTGTTCGGCTTTGCCCTCAATCACGCGGCCTCGGGCTTCAGAGAGTATCGAAGTTATATCAATGGAGCCGTGCACATTCATATCTACTTGGACCTGTTCGCCATACGTTGCGCGATCCATCTTGCCGGCCATCCACTTGCGTTGATTGATGCGCAATTCGGCCTGTCGCACAGCGCCGGGATCGATCCGGCCGTCTTTCGTTCGCTCAACATCGCTATCTGCAATTATTAGCGCCTGTTCCACTAGGTGGGCCGCTCTCGACTTGCGGGCATGCGCGATTGCTTCTTGCCATTGGGGATTCTCAGACACCCATTTGCCAAACAACGGGGCGCCGGGTAGCCCTCTGCCATCGTGACCCGCCTGCAGCGCCTCAGGGATGCTCATGGTATCCAACCGCGAAATGACGATATCGAAGACCGCTTGCCGGTCCCATTCATTGCCATTCGGTTTTAGTGGATGTTGTCTCGCCATGCCCCAAAAGATAGCCAAATACGCGTTGAGCCTCAAGTGTTACGCCGTTACGCGTCCTGTTACGCCCTGTTACGCGTCAAAACACACGCCACGCGTAACACTTAACTATCTGATATTAAAAGGAAAAACCCCGAAAAAAGCCAATTGTTACGCCTGATACGCGTCTCCCCTATTACCTACCTACACAATACCCCTACCCCATACCCTATTATATAATAATATCTACTATATATAGTAAGTAGAGTAACATAAGTAACATAGTAATTTTATATAAGCAATTCAATAACTTACCTGTTACGCCAACCTGTTACCCCGGGCAATCAGCGACCCGTAACACGCGTATCACGCTGGCGCTGTGGTACTGCAATAAACCGCAAATACTAACTAATATGCAATTATTCGCAATTTGAGTATTGACACGCAGAAAACCGCCTATATAATTCGACTCAGCAACACGCAATTAATTACACATAAACAACGAAGAGGTACCAAGAAATGAAAGCTCTAATAGTCTCACTGTTCACCGGTTACATGGTGTTTATGGCCCTGTGGGTATCGGCTGAAGGCGTTCAGGCTATCAACCACGGTCGCGCCATGATGATCGCCGCCGACCACGTGGCCGATATCATTAATAAGTAAGAGGACCGCAACCGTGACACCCAGCGAACTGAAATACCAAGTAGAGACCGCCGGCCATGAGCAACACTTCTTTGACCGCGCTAGCATGCGCTTCTTCGGCGACACCATGCGCAATTATGGCGTGCGATCGGCCACTATCCGCCCCAACTGGAACGCGGCTGGCGAGTGGTCAGAGGAAGGCATCGATGTTGAAGTGTGGGAGCTGTACCGCAAGCGGCCGGTAAAGCATGGCGTGTGCGGCAGTGCCTACTTCGACAAACAGACGTTCAGGCGTATTCACGAAAAGGTATAAGATCATGTGGGCAGTAATTAACGCCAGAGGGCAAGCGATCCCCGTATCGCACACCGAGCGCGG